CGAATAATAGATTTATGAAAAATTTGATTAATGATATACCAGAAAACGCAAGATATTCATTTTATTTTAATGGAACATATCACGCAATAGACCAAATGATTGTCAGTGATAAAATTTATGACGCAATTAAAACTAAAAATAATACAACTGACATAACAATGAAAAAGGATTATATAACATATTCTGATGTTCTAAGTACACAATTTTGGATATTATCTTTAGGTGAGTCGCTTTTAGTAGACCATAATCCTGTGATATGTAGAATACCATTTTAATATGAAAAATATATATTTTAGACTTTTTTACATTTCATATATTGATTTTTATATTTTAAAATATAAATATAAAAATTTTAAGTAGCATATTGTAATCCAGCATTGCCGCCAACAAATGTAACAATATTTATTCTCTCTTCGAAGAGGACCAAGTTAAAATTGTAATCGTAAATTCTCCATGTTGGTTTGTTTATACCTATAATATCACCTGTTTCAGGGTCACAAATTGTTAAAACTTGAGCTAAAGGGTCTAATTGTGGTATAATTGTTGTAAATTCAAATTCTATTTGATTGAAACGATTCATATTTATCGCACCGGATGGCTGTAAATTATAAGGCGATGTATCTAGACAAAAATTGTAGCAATATAACCCTTCTGGCGCATTACTAGCTGTTCTGGTATATTTTTCAATATAATTGTAAACGCCTGCCGGTTGGATATTCTCTCTATATTGCCCATCTAAAAGGATTCCAAGACCTATTAAAATAGATTTTGCGTTCTGCATACTATAATCACCAGTAATCATTAATCCAGTTAAAGTTCCATCAGGATTTAATCCAGGACCGAGTGTAGAAGGTGGTGGATTTGGATTTGGATAACTGCCAGCTGTAGGCGCTAATTGTAAATCGTTTGGTATATAATTGTAAGGCCAGTTTGTGTAATTAGACCATTCATTTCTTAAATTAGCATCACTTCGCTGTAAATACCACATCCAACTTGACACCAATCCAATTGAGTCCAACTGAATTTTATTTGCTCCTGTTACATTGTAGAAAACGCTCTCTTGGACTTGTTTGAACAAGTATTTTTGTTCGTTCTTAGCAAAAAGTTGGTTTTCATCATTAGACAGAAAAGCATAAGTACAGTTTAAATGTATATCTGAGTTCCAGATTGTTCTTGTATCTATGTATGATGTAGGACCTAATTCAATATCAGGTGGAGGTTGAAGAAATCGGTGAAATTGTTGGTAATATTGGTTAAAATTAGGCGCAATATAAGGGAAATTATTTGTGTAATCAAATACGTCACGAATTCTAAATAATTCATTAATAGGTCTAAATGTTACTGTTATTTGTAATTCATTGTATTGCAAAGCTACTAAAGGAAAAGCCATTTGACTTTTCAAACCAAACCATGAATTTAATGGAATGTAAATTATTCTGCCTCTTATTGAGGGCTCCGCACCAGCTGGATTTGTTGTATAATAAGCATTTGGATATGCGTTCACTCGAGTACCCGCATTTGCTGGGTCATTAAGCTCTGGAATATTTCCAGTCATTTGGTCGAACAAAGCTTTTTTAGTTGCGCTAAAGTCTCTCTGGACTGCTGATAAAAGATATTGTCCTGAATATTGTTGGAGAGTTTGGTTTCCGCAAGTTATTAATATTTTGCTTACCATTTGTGCTCCAAGATTGTCAATCCATTTAAAATCATAACCAACCCATGGTGTATATATTGTTTCACCTTCTGAATTCACAACAGTTTGAGGCGGCATGATTGGAGACCATATGTTTGGTAATTCTACACTAAGATAACAGTCCATAAGCAAATCAGCATAGCGTTTTACACGAAAGGTAAATGTAGATTCTTCATTAAGTCTTAGCGTTTTTGCTCCTTCAAAATCCAATCTAAATGATTGTTTTCCAAAGTTTGTATATTTTTGATAAACAGCCTTGAAAAACGTTTTCGATGGATTGCCGTTTAATACTATATTTTGTTGTCCTTCACTGACTAAGTTCATTAATCCTCCAGCCATATAATTAATATATATATAGTTATTTAATTCTAAATCATAATATAATAATAAATTTAGTTAAATACATATTTTTAATATTATTTATATATATTTTAAAATGGTTTTTATATACGTGCTTCAGTTAGAAGAAGGAAAATATTATATTGGAAAAACAAACAATCCATCTTTTCGGATGGAAAATCACTTTAATTCAAACGGCTCAGCTTGGACTAAAAAATATAAACCTATAAAACTATTAGAACTAATACCAGATTGTGATGATTATGATGAAGATAAATATACAAGAAAATATATGGATAAATATGGAATAGACAATGTTCGCGGTGGTAGTTTTTGTGAAATTAAATTAAATGAAAACAACATAGCTACTCTAAATCAAATGAGTAATGGAACAAATAATAAATGTTTCACTTGTGGCGGTGAAGGTCACTTTGCCAAGGATTGTGAATATGTAAATGTAAAAAAAGAAAGAAAACAAATAGATAAAACAAATGAAAAATGTGATTGCGTTACATCATATTTTTCGCCCCATAGAAGAATCAAATGTTTGTTAAATAATTTAATAAAATAATAATCCAAATATAGTATTAAAGGATATTGTCTATAAATTATTATATTTTTTATATTTTAAAAATAATATAATATATTAAGTATGTCTGAAAAAATATTAGCACCACCAGCAAATCCATTAAACTCAGCTATAAGTTCAATATCTAATATGAAAGAAGATTTTGTTTCCAATATGATTTTAGGATTTATTTTATTATTAGTTATTCTGATAATTGTATACATAATATATTTAACAAAATTATCTAGCAAGGAATGTGACTACATGAATGACATTTATAGCACATTAGATGGAAATATCCGCTCTATTAATTCTAGTGACCCAGATTGTAGTGGCAATTTAAACGAATATTATGTTAAAACAGCATATAATTCATGTTCTGGAGGAAGCTATAAGAATGATGTTGTAAATATATGTAACCTAAAGGCCGTTTTAAAGCAAGGAGTAAGAGGTTTGGATTTTGAAGTATATTCAATAGACGATAAGCCTGTTGTAGCGACAAGCACTTCAGATAATTACTATATAAAAGAAACCTATAATTCTGTAGATTTTAATGATGTTATGAATACAATACAAAATTATGCCTTTTCAGCATCAACAGCTCCAAACCCAACAGACCCTATATTAATACATTTGCGTTTCATGTCAAATAATCAAAATATGTATACAAATTTAGCAAATCTTTTAAAATCTTATGACACCATATTGCTAGGCAAAGAGTATAGTTATGAGATGGCTGGACATAATCTTGGAGGCGAACCCTTGCTAAATTTTATGAATAAAGTAATACTTATTTTTGACAGAAGCAATACCGCATTTTTAGAAAACAAAGATTTAATGGAATATGTGAATATGACAAGCAATTCAATATTTATGAGAGCATATAGTTATTATGATGTAAAAAACAATCCTGATTTGGACGAATTGAGAGAATATAATAAAAGAAATATGACTATTGTTTTTCCAGACAGTGGTTCTAATCCTGATAATCCAAATGGCGTTTTATCAAGAGATGCTGGATGCCAAATGGTAGCAATGAGATATCAAACCGTAGATAATTATTTGCTTCAAAACACAATGTTTTTTGATAATTGCGGTTATGCTTTTTGTTTGAAACCAGAAAATCTAAGATACAAGCCAGTTACAATTCCAAATCCTACACCACAAGACCCAGCATTATCATACGCTACGCGAAACGTCACAACAGATTTTTACAGTTTCGATTTTTAAATATAAATATTTAAAATAATATATACTTAAAAAATAAATATATATTATTAGTAAATGGGTCTATTTCAATCAAAACCTATAAATAATAATCAACAAATACAAAAAGAAACTGACACTAATAACGATTTGGTTTCAAAAGAAGAGATTACGCCTACATATACAGAAGAGTTTAAACAAACTGATAACATAGATACTAAATCAACTGAAATAATTGAACCTACATATACTGAAGAGTTTGTATCAACTGAAATTAAAGAACCTACATATACAGAAGAGATTAAAACTACAGAAGAAAATGACTCAAACTTAGCAGAAAAAAATATTATTTCAAATGATATTTGCGTTGAAGATTTTGATTCTCCTATTGTTAATATGGAAGAAGAAAAAACAACAGTAGAAGCAAATCCAGCCGAGGAAGCAAATCCAGCCGAAGAAGAAAAACCAATAGAACAAGTCAATAACACAGACGAAATAATTCCTGCTGAAGAATCAGAACCTACAGAGGAAACTAAAAAGAAGAAAAAATCAAAACGCAATAAAAAACAAGCAATTAATGTTTAAATTATTTTCTTATTTTTCTATGCTTTCTAGTTTTTCTACTTTTTTTATGTCTCCTAGAACGTTTAAATTTTTTATATTTTCTAGATTTTCTAAATTTACCTCCGGCTTGTGGAGCTAACGAAGCTGGAGGAGATTCGGGCACTAATTGTTGTTGCGCTTGTATTGCTTGCTGCATTTGTTGTGCTTGAATTAAATTTGGTTGCGGAGGCATATCCATTTCGAAATCATCCAAATCATTTATTTGGTTATTCATTTATATTATAATAATATAATAATATAAGTATTTAAAATAATTATATAATTATATAATTATATTAAAATGGGTTCGAATCTCTCCAAAATTAAAGAAAGAAATGGAGTAAACCATGATTGCCCTGTATGTAGAAATTCAAAACAGGTTCCAAATTTGGTAGGCAGATTTATTTTAATAAATGATTATCAATTTAAGTGTAGCGGTTGTAATAGTATATTTAATAAAAATAGCATATTTTCATTTTATTCTGATAAAAAACCAATAACATTTGAAAATGTTATAAAGGTATAAAATATAATACTTATTACAAATATTATATAAATATTATATATGAAACAAAAGAACGTTTGTAAAGATTTATCCTTTGAAGACTGTGAATTAGCAATTTTACGTATAGCAGTTGATAAAGCGGAAGAAAAAATGGGAAAACGTGTAGTAAATTCTGAAGAAGTTCAACAAATAATAAAAATAGTTGAAGATTTTATTAAGAAGAAGAATTTAATATGTTACGGAGGAACAGCTATTAATAATATTTTACCAAAAGAAGACCAGTTTTATGATAAGGATATTGAAATACCAGACTACGATTTTTTTACGACTAATGCTCTAGAAGATGCCAAAGAATTAACGGATATTTATTTTAAAGAAGGATTTACAGATGTTGAAGCTAAATCAGGACAACATCATGGTACATTCAAAGTTTATGTAAATTACATGCCAATTGCGGATTTAACAAATATTCCTAAAGAAATTTTTAATGCTTTAAAAAAAGATTCATTAAGAGTAGCAGGTATTTTATATGCTCCACCAAATTTTTTAAGAATGTCTATGTATTTAGAATTGAGTAGACCAGCAGGAGATATTACTCGTTGGGAAAAGGTTTTAAAAAGATTAACTATTTTAAATAAGCATTACCCAATAGCTTCAATAAATTGTCATGATATTGATTTTCAGAGAGAAATGGAAGATAAAACACATGAAAATGAAATTTATGAAACCGTCCAAAATACACTTGTTAATCAAAGTGTAATTTTCTTTGGAGGATATGCTATTTCTCTTTATTCTGAATATATGCCTCGCAATTTACAAAAAAAATTAGAAAAAATAGCTGATTTTGATGTATTATCAAATGACCCTGAAACAACATGTGAAATAGTTAAGGAACGTTTAAAAGATATTGGTATTAAAAATGTTAAAATTTTTAAAAGAAGCGAAGTTGGCGAAATTGTCCCAGAACATTATGAAATAAAAGTAGGCAATGATACTATTGTTTTTATATATAAACCAATAGGTTGTCATAGTTATAATACAATTAAACATAAAGGACAAGTTGTTAAAATAGCTACTATTGATACTATGTTGAGTTTTTATTTAGCATTTTTA